CTAAAAGGTATAGATGGCGACAAATAAAAACACTTCTTATAGAGTACACGTTCAAGATACTACAGAAGCTGAAGTAAGTTCAGTAAATATAGAGAACGGTGCTATGATGCGAACCGATAGTGCTTTATATATGGGGCATAACGGAAGCAATGTGGTTGTTTATCCTCAGAATCTTGGTGCAACTCAAAATTTAGGTTGGGCTAGATACAATGATACTTTTTACGTAGGTTCAGACGATACTACTAAACTACTTCTTTCTGATGGTGTTGAGGTTACTTTACCTAATAACGGAGGAATTGTAACAAGAAGCCATCCAAGTTTAAACTTTTATGATGTAGCAAACCAAAAATTTGTAGGTTTAAATGAGAATGATGTTTATGCAGTTACTGTTGTATTTAAAAAGAGTGCTGCAAATGCAAACCAAACTCACTTAGATTTTAAATTAACAGGAGCAGATGACTACGATAGAATCAATATGGCTTTAGGTTTTTACAAAGGAAACGATGCAACACAGAACCAACATATAATGCTCCAATATTATTTAGATGCAAATGCTTTAGCAAATGGTCTTACTCCAAAAGTAACTGCTGATGGGGGAACTGCTAAAATATGGGACATTATCTTTTTTATATCAAGAACACAAAACGCAGGTCTATGACAAAAAGAATGAAAGAAACTCCTAGCTATTCATCTCCTAAAGGAGGTACAAGAGGCTGTTTATGTAAAGATGGTAAAAGATATTCTAGAGAATGCTGCGATGGCACTTTAAGAGGTCAAGGAGTGGGTAGTGTAACTGGTGATGGCACTTAAAAATACAACACTTTAATTTTAATAAGTAATATTTATAAACATTAATTTTTATGAAAGCAACAGAAATCGTTTCTAAACTAAAGGATGTTCTTTTGTCTTCAACAGAAGAGGTAGAAGTTCAAGAAAATGTACAAGAAGAAGTACAACTTGAGGCAACTACAGAAGAAGTTCAAGATGAAGTACAACTAGAAGAAGCTCCTGAAGTGGAGGCTTCTGAAGAAGTAGAAGCTGAGGAATCGGCTGAAATGTCTTATGCAACCAAAGAAGAACTAGCTGAGGTTAGAGCTATGGTTGAAAAAATGATGGGTCAATTAGAGGCTAAAGAAGAATCTAGTCAAGAAGTTCCACAAGAGCTTTCTGCTGATGAAGCTCCTTTAACTCACAGCCCAGAAAACGCAACAGAGAGTCAGAGCATTAATTTGTTCTCTCAAAACAGACCTCAAACCACTATGGATAGAGTTCTAGCAAGATTAAACAAATAATATCAATAACTAAAAACAAAAAAAATGCCAACATCAACTACAATTTCAACTACTTACGCAGGTGAGTTTGCAGGGAAATATATCGCTGCTGCTTTACTTGAAGGTTCTACTATCTCTAATGGTGGTATTACCGTTAAACCTAATGTGAAGTTAAAAGAGGTTATCAAAAAAGTAGCTACTGACGATATCGTTAAGGATGCTACTTGTGATTTTGACCCTACTTCAGCTATCACACTATCTGAAAGAATCCTTCAGCCAGAAGAGCAACAAGTTAACCTACAACTTTGTAAGAAAGACTTCGTACAAGATTGGGAGGCTTTATCTATGGGCTATTCAGCTTTTAGTGATATGCCTTCTCAATTCTCTGACTTCTTAATCGCTCACGTAGCTGCTAAAGTTGCTCAAAGAACTGAAAACTCTATCTGGACTGGAGATACTGCTACAAACGGACAATTCAATGGTATCTCTACATTAATCGCTGCTGATGCAGCTTTACCTACAGCTCAAGAGATTGCAGGTACAACTGTAGATGCAGGAAACGTAATCGCACAGCTTGGTTCTATCGTAGATGCTATTCCTTCTGCTGTTTATGGAAGTGAAGACCTTAACCTATATGTATCTCAAAACATCGCTAGAGCTTATGTAAGAGCTTTAGGTGGATTTGGAACATCTGGATTAGGTGCTGCAGGTACAAATGCAATGGGTACTCAATGGTGGAACAATGGAAGTTTAACTTTTGACGGAGTTAAAATCTTTGTTGCTAACGGTCTTGCAAACAACACCGCTATCGCTGCTGAGAAATCTAACATCTTCTTCGGAACTGGTCTTTTATCTGACCACAACGAAGTTAAAGTTATCGACATGGCTGACCTTGACGGTTCTCAAAACGTGAGAGTTGTAATGAGGTTTACAGCAGGTGTACAGTATGGTATTGTTGAGGACATCGTAACTTACGGTATCACCAACTCTGCTAATGACGAATAATAGATAATTAATTAACTTAAAGGGGTGGGTAAGCCAAATGTGCCTACTCACCCTTTTTTAATACAAAAAATATGGCTTGTGATTTAACTAAAGGTAGAAAAGAACCTTGTAAAGATGTGGTTGGTGGACTTAGAGCAATCTATTTCATCGATTATGGCGATTTAGGTACTGTTACACAAACAGACGATGAAATCACCGATTTATCAGGAACTTTCTCTGCTTACAAATATGAATTAAGAGGTAATAGTAGCTTTGAGCAATCTATTTCTTCTTCAAGAGAGAATGGTACAACATTCTTTGAGCAAACATTAAACTTGACACTAAAGAAACTTTCTAAGGAAGACCACAAAGAAATCAAGTTGTTAGCTTATGGAAGACCTCACGTAGCTGTTGAAGATTATAACGGAAGTGTATTCCTTATGGGTCTTGAACATGGTGCTGATGTGTCTGGTGGAACTATTGTAACAGGAGCTGCTATGGGAGATTTAAGTGGATATACACTTACATTATCTGGTATGGAAGTAAAACCTGCTAACTTTGTTGCTTCACCAACTGCTGCTGACCCATTCGCAGGAATGAGTTCTGCAACTGCAACTATTGTTGAGGGTACTAACGCTTAACAGTATTCATTTGATGATTGAAGGGGGTTGCAGAAATGTAACCCTCTTTTTTTATGAACACAAATCATCTTATCTAGTTATACTTATATGATAAGGTTATTACCAAACACAGATGCACAAATATTAAGTATAATCCCTAGAGAATATACTGAGGCTAGTGATTTAGAACTAGTCATAATGGAAGACGGAACTAGAAAAACAGAGACTTTAGAAAACTTAACCTCTGTAATTAATGGTAATTTTTTAGATATAGAATGTACATTTAGTATTCTATCTGAAGACAGTTCTTATTCAATAGAAGTTAAACAGGAAGACGTGTTATTGTACAGAGATAAAATTTATTGTACTTCACAGATAGACGATACAGTCTCTCATACATTAAATACTGACCAGTATAATCAGCATGATTCTGAAACAGAAGAACAACAATATATAATAATATGAGTCGAAAAAACATAAGAAACAATAGGAATATTCAGACTCCTAAAGAAGTCAATCCTAGCCTTAGAGTAGTAAATTTATCTGGCTATGAAGTACCTAGTGTTAAAGAAAGCACTAGAAATGATTGGGTTGAGTATGGAGATGGTAATGATTATTTTTCTGAACTTATAGAAAGGTATTTAGGTAGTCCTACAAATTCAAGATGTATCAATGGTATTATTGATATGATTTATGGTAGAGGATTAAACGCAACAGACTCAAAAGATAAGCCTGAGATGTTTGGTAAAATGCAGGCTATACTAAGACCCAGTGATACAAAAAGAATAGTTAATGACTTAAAAATGTTAGGTCAGGCAGCAATTCAAGTTGTATACAAAAAAGGTAAAAAAGAGATATCTGGTCTTTATCACTTCCCTATGGAAACATTGAGAGCTGAGAAGGCTAAAGAAGGTAAGGTTAAAGCATATTATTATCACCCAGATTGGTCTAATATAAAGCCCTCTGACAAGCCTAAAAGAATCCCATCATATAAGAATGGTAACAAGAATGAAACGGTTGAAATATACTGCGTGAAGCCTTATAGAGCAGGTTTCTATTACTATTCACCAGTGGATTATCAAGGATGTTTACAATATTGTTCTTTGGAGGAAGAAGTATCTAACTATCATTTGAATAATATTAAGAACGGATTACAACCTTCTTTATTGTTAAACTTTAACAATGGTATTCCTACAGACGATATTCAAGAACTTATTGAGAGAAAGATTTACGACAAATTTAGTGGGAGTAGTAATGCAGGAAGATTTATTTTGGCATTTAACGAAAGCTCCGAAAGTCAATCAACTGTAGAGCCTATACATTTACCAGATGCTCATGCTCAGTATGATTTCTTGGCAAAAGAAAGTAGAGAGAAAATTATGATTGGTCATGGTGTTGTATCTCCAATACTTTTAGGTATTAAAGATAACACAGGATTCGGTAACAATGCTGAAGAATTAAGAACAGCATCTATCCTTATGGATAATATAGTTATACGACCATTCCAGACTTTACTTATTGATGCTTTTAGTGAATTACTTGCATTTAATGGTATCGTACTTGACTTATATTTTACTACACTTCAACCAATAGAGTTTACAGAGTTAGACAATATTGCAACAAAGATTAAGAGAGAGGAAGAAACTGGTGAAAAGTTATCTTCTGACGTTGAGACTGTTGAAGATGAATTATTAAACATAGAGCTAGATGCCGATATGGTAGAACCTAACGAAGAAGAATAAATGAAAGCATTATTTATAACATTAAAAGAACTAAAAAGGAAATCAATATTTGACGGTAACCTTGATGCTGACAAATTAATTCAATTCGTTGAGGTAGCCCAAGATACAAACATTCAAACATATTTAGGTACAAAATTATATGATAAACTACAGGCAGATGTTATTGCAGGAACTTTATCTGGGAATTATTTATCTTTAGTTAATGATTATATCAAACCAATGCTTGTATGGTACACTCAGGCAGCTTATATCCCTTATGCAGCGTATCAAATATCTAATGGTGGAATTTACAAACATAATTCTGAAAATGCTACCTCTGTAGATAAGGATGAGATTATAACCCTTACAGAACACGCTACAGAAACTGCTGAATTTTACACTCAAAGATTTATGGATTATATGAACTACAATAGTCATTTATATCCAGAATTTATAACAAATCAAGATGATGGAATGTACCCTCAAAGAGACGTAAACTTTACTGGATGGGTATTGTAAAAAGCAAGAAGGTTTATAAACCTAAAAAGAAAAACGAAATCAAATTAAATAGTTATTTAATAAAGAAAGATGGCGAATCAAATAAATTGGGGAAAGATATATTGTGACATGGAGACTAACGATGCCTTTGGTGTCGATGAACAATGGTCAACATTTGCAATTAATGATTTATCAGCTCCTACTTGTTGGGGACTTGTTCCAGTAACACCGTTTACAGCGGATTTGATTAGTTATTTTGGAGGAAATTTAACAGCAGATAACGACATATTTAAAGCAGATAAAACACAATTATAAATAATATAAAATGGCACAAAAAACAGTAGTAACTACTCCAGATGTCGCAGCTAATTCAGGTCAAGGGACTCCTTTAGCAACAGCGTTCGAGTGGATAAACGACAACTTTGATGAGGTGTATGCTAAACCAGACTTGGGCTTAGCAGCAAATATCCTTACATTGACAAAACCAGATGGAACAACAGATACTGTAGACTTGTCTCCTTATTTAGATGAAGATGCTACAGCAGTAGCAAGTGCTACACTATCAGGCAATACAATTACCTTTACTAGACTTGACGCTACAACTTTTGACCTTGATGTATCTACATTGTTAGGTGATATAACCAGTATTGCAGCAGGTAATGGTTTGACTGGAGACACAACTTCGGGCGATGCTACTTTAAATGTAGTAGGTGGAGATGGTATTACTGCCAACGCTGACGAAATTGAAGTAACTGTTGATGATTCTACTATTGAATTATCTGCGAGTGATGGTACAGGAGCTGTTAGAATTAAAGATAATGGAGTAGACCACGCACAGCTTTCTAATTCATATACAGAATTATCAGATTTAGGTACAGGTACAGCTTTTGCAATTAATTTTGATACAGCAACAACTTTTACTGCAACAGCAAATGGAGCAGCAACCTTAACAATGAGTAATGCTCAACAAGGTCAAGTTGTAGATGTTATTATGGGTGTTGGCGATTTTGCTATTACTTTAGCAGAGACAGGTTCTACATTCAACAAAGTAGGTACTACTGTTTATGATGGTACAACAACTAACATTATTCAAATTATCTGTACAGATGATACTTCAGGTTCAAAGATATATCACTATGCAGTTTCAACTTACACAGCAGGAGAAACAGTTTAATAAAAAGATATGAAAGCAATACAAATAGGCGGAGCAATAAAAAGATATACTACAATCCCCAAAAGTTGGGGTAATGTAATCGGTGGTTTTGACAAGCTATCTTCTACTGAATGGGAGGCAGCAGGATTCTACGATGTAGTAAGTCCTAGTTACGATTCAGCAACTCAATACTTAGGAGACTTAGAATGGGATGGGGATGCTTCTGTATTTACTTATCCTGTAATTGATAGAACTTGGTCTCAAACTGTAGCCGAGTTGAAAGAAGGTAAAATAGAAAACCTAAAGTCAATCTACGGTAGAAAATTATCTGAAACAGATTGGTATATTATTAGAGCGCAAGAGGGTATAGCTGCACCACAAGAAATTATAGATTCAAGAGCAGCATTAAGAACTGATTGTGCAACCAAAGAAGATGAAATTAACGCACTTACAACTAAGAAAGCAGTAGTTTCATATTCTTTACCAAACCTTGACTAAATGAGCTTTAATAAGAAATTCTTTACAACAGGAGGTATTGTAGCCTCTACACCATCTGCACCTGCACCTGCAGGACTTGACCCTTTACAAAACTTTGAAACTGTAACCTATACAGGGAATGGTGGTACACAAAAGATAACAGGGTATATAAGAAAGGGTGCTGCTTTTAATGGGAGTAGTAGCTATATTACAACTTCTTTAGATTTTGACAGTCTTACTGACTATTCTATATCTATGTGGATATATATATCAGCTGCACCAAGTCCAAGTGATATTTTTGCAGGAACTATACAAGATAGCGGTGCTTTAAATGGTTTTTATTTAAGTGTTCAAACTGACAGAACAATAAGGTTTTTTGAAAGAAACGGTTCTACTAATGTAAGTTCTTTAACTTCTACAGATACAATAAATGTGGGAAGTTGGAATCATCTTTTGGCAGTAAGGAATGGTGGTACAAATTTATTATATATAAACAACGGAACAGCCGTATCAACAAGTAACGGAACTATAACTCACGCTGAAGGATTTACTATTGGTAGGGGTGGTGCACATACATCAAGTCTTTTTAATGGCAAAATAGACCAAGTAAGAATCTTTAACAAAGCATTAGACTCAGGAGAAGTAGATGACTTATATTTAGAAACCTATGCAGACCCTAAAAAATCAACTACGGATTACTTCGATGATGGTTCAGGTGTTGCTTTATATGAGTTAGATGAAGATGCTAATAGCAGTAACTTTGGACAAGCTGCAAGTTTTAATGGGAGTAGTTCTCAAATAGCTGCATCAGAATCTATAATATCTACCCCATCTTCTCCTTATTCTTTTTCTTTGTGGTTTAAAAAAGATTCCACTAACTACAAGGGGATATTTATGAATAAATCTACTACAGAAAGAATAGGGGAAATAGGAGGAATGTTTATAAACGCTACTACTATTGGAATATATACTATAAATACATCAAACTCAAATCAATCTGATATTGTATATGCTACTGTTCCAACAATGTCTGCAGGAGTTTGGTATCATTTAGTTATAATAGCAGATAATAGTTTAGCTAATAATGGGAAGGTTTATATAAATGGTACTGAAGCATCTTCTTATAGTTTTATTATTTCTAATGCAAATATGGGGGGTGCTACAGGAAATACACTTATAGGAACTGGCGATGGGGCATTTTTTGATGGGGATATAGACCAAGTGAGAATATACGATGCTGCATTAAGCACTTCAGATATTACTAAACTATATGAAGAATCAAGTCAAATACCTACTGCTAACCTTGTTGCCCACTATAAATTAGATGGAAATGCAGAAGATGTATTAGATACTTATGATGGTACTGCAAGTAACGTAACCTATTCAGCAGGAGTATATGGAGGAACACCTACCAATGTTAACTTCTTAGGGATGGCGTTTCAACCTGACTTGGTTTGGGTAAAAAGAAGGGATTCAGGAGTAGGTAATACTGCCCATTTAATTTTTGATTCTGTAAGGGGAGCGGGAGAAAGATTATCAAGTCATAATGCAAATCAAGAATCTACATTTACAGATGAAGTAACTTCTTTTGATTCTAATGGATTTACTGTAGGTGCTGATGCAAGTACAAATGGTAGTGGCGGTTCAATAGTCGCTTGGTGTTGGAGAGCAGGGGGAAACTCAAATACTTTTAATGTAGATGGAATTGGATATTCTTCTGCAAGTGCTGCCGGTTTAGCAACTGGAACAAATAACCCTACTGGTGCAAGTGTAAACACAAAGAGTGGTTTTTCTATAATTAAATTAAATTCAGGGTCAGTAGCTAATTCAGATAGAACGGTTGCTCACGGACTTGGAGTTAAACCATCTTTTGTTTTATTTAGAAGAACGAGTCTATCTGCTTGGTTTACTTGGTCGGCAGGTTTATCTCCAGAAAGCTATTATCTTTATTTACAAGAGAGTTATGGTGTTAATGATTTAACACAAAGTAGTAATGCTTGGGGAAATCAAAGTTTTACGGACACCACTATTAGTTGGAGAAATAGTTGGACTTTTAGTCCTAATGAAGAACTTATTGCTTATGTGTGGGCAGATATACCCGGCTATCAAAAATCAGGGAGTTATACAGGAAATGATAGTAGTAAAAGAATTTATACAGATAGTAATGCAGATGGCACAGGAACAGGGGGATTTGCACCAAGATTTTTACTAATTAAATGTTCAAGTAATGGCGGTACAAATAAAGAATGGAATATTTTTGATACAACAAGAGACCCTTCGCCAATAAACAAAAGACTTGAAGCAAACACAAGCGACAGCGAATTTACTGATACAAGTAATATTACAATAAATAGTGATGGGTTTACTTTAGGGGATAATGGTACTGCAACAGGCTCAATAAATCAAGTAGGTTTTGATTACATCTACTTAGCAATAGCATAATGGAAAACTTAAAGATATATTTATTGAACGGAACAGCTTTAGCATTGTCAATATCAGAAATAAACCCTATCCTTCAAACTATATCTTTATTATTAGCGATAGGTTATACTATAATACAAATAAGTAAAAAACTTAAGTAAATGAAGGTAGACTTAGATGGTGATGGTAAAGCTGATGTTTCTATCAGTATTACACAAATTATAACAATAGCTGCAATGTTTGCTTCTATAATCGGTTCTTACTATACTTTAAGTGGCAAGATAGAGACTAATAGTTCTGAGGTTGCAAAATTAAAGTATAACGAAAAGGAATATACTTGGAAAGCACAAAGACAACTTGAAGCTGAGGTAAGAACAATTACTTTAGAAATGAGGGACTTTATGAAAGACTTAGAATATTTAAAAGTAGATAAAAAAAGATAATGGATAAAATCAAATCACTAGGTAATAAAGCTATTGAACTAACTAAGAATTGGTATACTACTAATTGGCAAGATGGAATGTACGGTAAAGGTAAAACTATCTTTATTTCAGTTATTGGATTCTTTGTAATTATTAAATTGATACACGATTTATTGGTATGAACTTTAATTACTTTTCCTTATCAGAGTTTGACAGTCCTGATTTACCTAATTCAGGCGCTTCAAATATGGATAAAGATTTTTTGTCTAAACTAGAAAAAGCAAGAGAGATTGCAAATATTCCTTTTAAGATTACTTCAGGTTTTCGCACTCAAAATTATCTTCAAGACCTTTTGGATAGGGGATATAAAGCAAGTAAAAACTCCTCACATCTTGTGGGAAAAGCAGCAGATATTGCAGCAGTTGGTTCATCAACAAGATTCATTATTGTCGATGCTTTGCTTAAAGCAGGATTCAATAGAATTGGAATTGACGGAAAGAAAAACTTTATTCACGTTGATTCAGACGGAACAGATATGGGAGGAACAAAACCTCCAAACGTTATTTGGACATACTAACACGACAGGTTCTACACTATGTCTGACAAAAAGAAATTTAAAGATACCCAAGTAGGTAAATTTTTACTAGAAAAGATACCTGATGTAGTTAGTGCAGTTGCAGGGGATAGTTTAGCAGGAAACGTAATACAAGCCATTAT